GTGAAGTGTCAAGGATACCGAGCTTCTCACACAGGGCCGTTATCCCTGCGTGGTGCACAAAGTAAACCTCGGGTAATTCCATGGCAATCGCCAAGGGGCTCATGCCATCCACGGTTATCGCACGTAGTGCTCTAATCCTCAAAGACTCACGATGGTTATCGTGAGGATCAACACGCCACTCCCCAATGGTGGGGAGTTCCTCTATTCGAGTGTCCTTCTTCCGACAATAGTCTCTTGCTTGGTCACGAGTGCCGTTCCTCTGCTCGTAATGACCAGCCCACCGTTTGGCAACTTCGCCAATACGGAGAGACACCTCCCATTCAGTGTATGCCTGAATGTGATAGAAGCCTTTTGAATCGACTTCTATCTGTCCAATCGCATAGCGAATACCATTGCATTCGGACAATCTTTGCCAGTGTTCTCTGAACTCTTCCACAACACCAAGGGTGTATTCATCCCAATCGTCTATTTCATCTACGACGATTCCGACATGCCCTGGCTGGACTGTCACCATCCAGTGCCTATACTGGTTGGCCATAAGGCCACCTCCCATGGATGCGCAAACATGCTGCACACTGATGTAGCCGCACATCAGTGATCTTCGTCGTGCACCAAGCACGCTCGCATTCCTTCACGGGACCACCAACACAGTTCGTTGACCACAGCTACAGTTCCAAACCCAAGATTCTACGAATTCTTGGCACCTTCCGCAATACCTTTGTCGCATAATGGCCGATACCCGCCCCCCGCTCTTAATGTTAACGGTTCACCGCGGTCCATGGCACACTGCTCCCTTAAGTTACCTGTTTCACAGGTTGGGTAATAATACGTTCACAGCCTAACGGCCGCTCCGCTATGACCCAACCTGAATCGCCGCCGTGCGGCTCAGCACCACCACGGAGGGTCGTCCGGATCGCAATATCCGGCCCTCATAACCGTGAGTTCACGAGAAGATTCAGTCTCTAATGGAGTTACTGCATCATCTCCATGTCCCCATCCGCTCGATACTGCCGCACCGAGTCCATAGATGATTGGGTCCATACCCGGCTGAGCTGCAAACCCGAATCCAGCCGCTTTCACTGGGGGAGGCCCCCAGAGAATCATAGCCGATTGCACCAGATAGGATGCAATCAGAAAACCCCATCCGGCCCTATTGGACCAGTGGGTCACGAGTACCGCCGACTTCGACGACGGTAAGCCTTCTTCACATAACTGTCTCGACCATATCGAGATGAGCGTCTTCCATACGCTCTTTTCAGGCTTCCTCGACCTACCGAAACAAGTTTCCGACCGGTCTTTTTGCCATTCGGGTAGATCCAGCGAACAAGTTTCCTTCCCTTCGTGAATGTTCTACCCTTCTTCCAAGACTTTCGGGCCATCAGCAGACGCCCCCGAGAAGATGAATCCCCTGGGCAAGTGCCCCAGCTTGCCAGAGGAAGAACACGATCACTGCCGTGATCAGTTGATTCTCTTTCACCAGATTGAGAATCTGAGCGCCTTTCGCCACCGTGGCGATATCCTCGACTTTCGTCTCGGGAAGGCTCATGTTTGCACCTTACCCATGGGCATGGCGGCAATTCCCTTGTAGAACCCGGGAGCAAGGTTGACGGTCAACTTGCTTCCATTGGTCCCACTTAAACAGAGAAGTCCCAGAGGGAGTTCTCCACCAGGAGCATAAACCGTCTCTGCCGCAATCGGAGTGATTTCAGCGAGTTTATGTCCTCTCAACCCCGACTCCGAACCTCCCACGTAGATCGGGTTGTCTCCGCCCTGAGCATCCACAGCATGCGCGTAGGGCGGTCTATCGTTAAACAACTCGAGGTGATTGATGATGTCCGAGTCCGTCTCGCCATCATCGAAGATAGACACCTGCCACGAGGATGAAGCATCCCCGGGCAATTCCGGCTCTTCGAGCCCGACAGTGATCCGGGTGTCACCGTATCCTTGAATGACAGCAACGCTGCCATTTGTAGCTTGAGAAGCATTTGCTACCGCAGAATCGTCGCCAAGCATATGGCAACAATTCTCATACGATCCACCGGAACCGCCGGCGGCTGCGGAGACGAATTGGGAATACGTCCACTCTCTCCCGACGTTCGAGAACAAATTAAGTCCTCCATCAACAGGGAGGAGATTTGAGGTCAATCCAGTATAAGCCACATACTGGACTGTATCAAAAAAGACCTTGAAATCGTGATAGGCAGGGTAAGCGCCCTTACCCAGCCCACGCACAGCTTCACGATTCATCTTGTCCCAGATGCGCTTCGCTTTCTTCCAAGATTGGTATACCGTCCAAGAGGTCGGTAGACTCAGTAACGAGCAACTGCTCGGTCCCGGATTCTGCCAAGTAAACGATTCTACAAGGTAAACCATGCCTTGCGAATACGCTTGTCTGTTCACTATTGAAAGACATTCGCCAAGGTCGATGTAATAGGGTGAAGAATCACCCACTAAGAACGTCAACTGACGCACTGCTGTCTTCATGGCTCCTCTTTCTCGCCAACAGCACTTGAACTTCACGTGAAGTGTCAAGGATACCGAGCTTCTCACACAGGGCCGTTATCCCTGCGTGGTGCACAAAGTAAACCTCGGGTAATTCCATGGCAATCGCCAAGGGGCTCATGCCATCCACGGTTATCGCACGTAGTGCTCTAATCCTCAAAG